GGATCGTGATTGTCGACCTGGACGGAACTTTGAGCGACGGAACGCACCGCTTGCACCTGCTGCCGACCAAGGATTTGCACCTAACCGAAAGCTGGAGCGAATTTAACGGGGCGGCCATTGGCGACAGTCCAATCCAAAACACGATTGATGTGGTCAATGCGCTTTGGCACTCAGGCATGGGCGTTATCATCCTGACTGGTCGTTCCGATGAGGTGGAAACCGACACGATGATTTGGCTTGACCGCTACAAGGTGAAATATGACTACATGATTATGCGGCGGGCCAGCGATAACCGCAAAGACACGGTAATCAAAGAGGAGGCCTTGCGGGCGATTGGCCTTGATAATATCGTGTGCGCCTTTGACGATTCGCCGAACGTGATTAAGCACTTCCGCAGCCTTGGGATCACGACCTATCAGGTAACGGAATACGACAAGCCCCATTCGCACCTGCAATCGCATGGCGTGGAGAAGTTGAGCGATGAGTGATAACTTTGTTGTTAAGCTCATATTTGGCGCTTGCTTGTCAATCATGGCTTGCTGCCTTGTGGTTGTGTGCTGGGCCACTTACCAGACCGTTTTCAACAAAGACGAGTGGAAATGCGAGGAAACCGGGCGGATTGTTAGCGGTGTGCGCATCATAGGCAAAGTTATTGTGCCGTACACCGAGCCAGAAATCAGGTGCATTCGCAAACAGCACTAATTGCTAAAACACGAAATCGGGGTTGCTGTATAGTGACCCCATCAAGACAACAAAGGAGAAACATCATGATTTACGCGGTTATTACCCTGGCGGTTATGGTTCTGATTATGTACGTTTGCGGCTGCTTCCTCATGCGGGCGCTTCTCAAAGAAGCCGACACATCGGATCAGAATGACCTTTACCCTGTGCTTTGCTGGCCCTGGATTATGATTTCCGCCGTTGGTGAGATTATCCTTTCTGGCAATTTTAAATGGTGAGGTGCGGAATGAACATCAAAATGTGGCACAACGGATTCACCTACAACGTGCAATTTCGCGGAAAGTTTTACTACTGGTGCGACAGGGGCCAAGGCCGCTGGTGGCGTCGGGTGTGCCAGGATGCCGCAAGGTATGAGCGCGAGGTGGAGGAGCGCGAGGGGCGCATAGAGTGGGTCAAACTGAAAGTCACAGAAGGCTTGTTGCCCGTATAGCACGAATTGCTAAAACAGATTCAGCCGGGGCCGCTATAATGGCCCCACAAAGCAACCAAGGAGAAAACAACATGGCAAAGATTATCGTACTGAATGCACCGCCACACAGCGGCAAAGACACCATCGGCGGTCTGGTGAAAGATGAATCCCCCGTACCGCTGCGCATGATGAGCTTCAAAGCGCCGATGTTTGAGATTGCGCTTGCCATGCTCGGCCCGGTTAAGTATCGCCAATTCATTGAGGCCTACAACGACCGAAGCCAGAAGGAAGAAGCCCAAGACTTCCTGAATGGTAAATCCCCGCGCCAGTTTATGATCTGGATTAGCGAGGACGTGATTAAGCCGCGATTTGGTAACGGCTACTTCGGCAAGCGGTTTGCAGAGGATGCAGAGCTAAACGATATCCCTGTGATTTGCACGGATGGCGGTTTCCCGGACGAGATAATCGAGCTTATCAGGGGCGGGCATGAGGTCAAGCTTTGCCGACTGCATCGCGACGGTTACACTTTCGACGGTGACAGCCGGGACTATATCAGGATCAGCAGCGCCATGAACAACGTAAGCGGCTATTGCGAATACGATTATTATCTGACCGACGGCGACCCGATGCTGACAGTTAACGAGATCATTCGCGATCACCTCAATAGCACGAATTGCTAAAACTTCCGCAAGGCCATTTGATAAAGTGGCCTTATTGAAGCAAGGCAACCAATCAGGGTAAAGATGAAATTTACGAGGTTCTTTGATGTTTCTCATTACCACAAGTGAGCAATGCCTATACACGCCGGGAGTTAGCATTGACGCGGTTTCAGAGGGTGATAAGCTGATATTGACAACTCGCGACCTCGAAGGCAAAATGCTACGCAAAATCGAACTGGCCCGCGATGAGGCCGAAACACTGACCATCAAAAGGAGTTAACCATGAAAACCAATCGTAAATACCTGGCCCGCTCGTTTACCAAGATCGCAAAGTGCTGGGAGGACAGCAAAAAGACCGCTGAAAACCTCCGCAAGCACGGCTACAAAAACGCCCGCAAGTGGGGCCGCGAAATGGCTAACATGTACTTTGACGAGCGGGCGAGCATGTGCGCCGACTCGCTGGCGGAAATGCTGGAAGAGGCCGCGCTTTGTGACGCACCAATCACTCAAGATGATTTCGACTACTTCGCATTTGAGGAGATCTCGAATTGGTAAAAATTCGCACTGACTATGCGGAAACGCCCTGGATAATTCCGGGCAAGGTGTACGAGGCGGAGGTTTCGAAAATCAGGCCGACGCTTTACACCTTCATCGGGGAGTTAGGCTCCCCGGTACTAACCGAGCTTAAACATTCAACGCACATTGACGGCAAAGATTGGGAGATTTTAGAATGAACGACTACGTAACACCGACTATCACTTGCGGCAACTTCACCAAGGGCAAGCACTACGAAGTGTTTTGCGAGTACCCAGGGCCAGGGGCAGCGGTTCGCGTAAAAATCAAAGACGATAGTGGCCTTAGCGTCATTGCTTTCATCGGCGTGCCGTCCTCGCTACTTTGTTATAAAGGCTGCTTCCATCGCGTGAGCTTTGAGACGAGCGACGCAAACAGCATGGCCGGGGTTTATTACAGGGAGCCGATCCAGAATTCCGATCCTTTCGTTTTCCGTGACGGTCGGCTGTACATCAACAAGGCGAAGATTGGCGAGACGGTCATTCATAACGCCACCGTTAAGGCTTCCGACGCACCAAAAGGAAGGCTTGTATTTCAGCACAACGGCAAACGGCATGACGCGCTGGCGCTCCTGGAGCGGAACGAGCAGCTTGAGCGAAATATCAACGAGCTTATCGCGGCTAATGAGGAGGTTCGCAGAATCCTACGCTGCCCTGATGGGTTCGATATTCGCAAGCAAGCGCAGGTTGTGCGCACGCTGGCCGATGCCCTGCTGGATATCACCAAATAGCACGAATTGCTAAAACTCGGTTGGGGTAACTTGCTATAGTTACCCCATCGAAACGAAACGGAGATAAAGCAATGAAAATCAAAATCACCAAAATCGACACTCTCAACGGCGACGGCTCAATTACCCTTGAGCAATGCGGCATGAAAATTGGCGATGTGCTTGAGGTTGACGGCCATTTCAATGACGGCTCCTATTGCGTAATCGCCCCGCGTAGCAGCGAGTTTATCGAAGCGGGCGACAATATCAGCGTAAGCAAAGACGAATGCGAGGTTGTAGAAGAATGATCCAGATTAACCTGTCAGATGAGCAAGCAAAACGTTTATTGAGCGCCCTTGGCTGGCGCGTTTCTGGTGGCAACTTGGCTTGCGTCATGGTTTCGGAAGAGATCGCGAAAGAGGTTTTCATTCAGCTTGAGAATCAGGTTGAAGCAAAAAGGAGAGAGAAATGATTTATTTGCACCGCTACCGCATCGCATCCGGGCATAGCTACAAAGACCGCGTTACGGTTTACGACGACTTAGAGAAGGCGCTTGGGCAATGCAGGGTTATTGGCGGCAGCATCCAGGCTTACGCGGCGGTCGAGGATCTGGAAGCAAGAGAGCAAGCCAAAGAGGTTTTGCTTGATGAAGTTGCAGATCTGATTGACTGCATGAGCCATAGGGCGCCGGGTTCACCGCGAGAGCTTGAGCCGGGTTCGCCAGAGTGGGATTGCTACAAACTGAATCGGCTTAACATCATTCGCAACCTGCTTGATGAAATTTAACGAAAACGCATAGTGTTTAAAGCGCCTCAGAGCGATTCTAAGAGGCGCAAATTTTGGGAGTGTGATTCTATGGGTGAATACAAAAAACCGTCGCAGTGGTGCGCAGAGAAGCAAAACGAGGCATTGGAGCGCGGCGACACTGAAACAGCTATGCACTATTTCGAAATGTACAACCTTTGGATCTCAAGAGGGCTTTAATAATGTTTGGATTGAACGAGGCACACTGGAACATCGTAAAACGCGCGGCTCGCGGACTGAATGAAGCGGTAAGCAAGATGGAGAAGAAAGACCGCCAAAACGACAAGATCATGATCGAGGTTATTACGAAACACCATGAGCCTGTTAAAGTTCTCATCGACCGCTACAAATTCGTGTGGACTGCTGGATATTTAGCCGGGCGAGTTGGTCGGTCTGGCGAGTACGAGTGATTTAAGTTGACGCCGCGTTCGCTGATTGGTAACATCCCAAACGTAAACATAAGAGGCCCGTAAGGGTAACGCGCGGCGCGATTGTCGCAAAATCGAAATCGGCTATGCATGGCGATAGCAGCGGGAACCGTAACCCGCAACCTCTCAGGAGAAAGCAAAATGCAATGGCGAGTTAACTTAACCATCCGCAAAATGGGTATGCAGTGCCAAAGTTGCAAACAGGATTTCGAAACCGTTGTTACTGCATGCAGTGCGGAGATGGCGGTTAGACTGGCGAAGGAGTATTCCGGCGCTAATCAGGAAACACACCAATTTTCAATAAACTATGTAAGGAGTTTACAATGATGATTTTCCTTGGCTTTATCCTCGGTTTTGTTTTCGCACTCATCCTGGGCCGCATTGGCTCACATCATCTGGCTCGTAAAGGTGTTTACGCATCGGCGATTTACGATAAAGAAAAAGACGTTTGGACGGTTCGCGGTCGCTTCCTGTGCATCGCTGGCAAGATCGGAAATCGACTCAAGCACGAAAACGGCGAAGGCGTCAAATATACGTGCTAAAACCAACCCCGCTAATGCGGGGTTTTTTATTGCCTGCGGTTTGGTATAATCACTCCTCGTAAAATAGGAGGTGTAAACCATGAGCGAAAACAAAGTGCATGAGGCGTATAACTTCAAACGCCTGTATAACAAAAAATACGGCGATATCATCACGCTGAATCAATCCCACCGCTACACGCCGGAGCAGGTGTTTGATATGGCGATCCGTTATTTCGAGTGGGCGGAATCCAACGCGCTAAAATCTGCGGAAAGCTCCTCATTCCAGGGTCGAACCTATCAGGACGAGGTGCGAAAGCCGCGAATCTTTACCCTCAATGGCTTACGCCTGTTTAATAGCTGGTCAAAGTGTGCGCTTGATAAGTGGCGCAAAGAGCCTGGCTTTTGTGACGTTATGGAGTTCATCGACTCTGTGATCTATGAACAAAAATTCCAGCTTGCGGCTAACGGCGTAGTTAGCGCGAATTTCATCGGTAAAGATTTGGGCCTTGATAACGCACCGCAAATCAACGTTAGCGCCACCGCTGAAAACACCAGCATTGATGCAGTGACGGCGGAAGAGGTGAAAGACGCAGTTATTGACATTCTGGAGAAGATCTAATGTTGATATGGGAAGATTTGACGCCCGCGCAAAAGCGGGCAATCAAGGAGGTTAGCCAGGTCTCCTTTGAAAAGATGATCAGGATCTGGTTTCAACTCCTGCAAGGTCAGAAATTTTTGGGTAACTGGCACTTCTCCCTGCTGTGCTGGAAGGTTGAGCAGATCATAAAGGGCGAAGCTCAAAACGTGATCTTCAACATCACTCCCGGCTCAGGTAAGACGGAAATTTTTTCGATCCATATGCCTGTTTACGCCATGCTGCAAAGTAAGAAGGTGCGAAACCTTAACCTTTCGTTTAGTGATGGCCTTGTGCAGCAGAACAGCAGCCGGGTAAAAGAGATTATCGGATCCCCTGAATTCCAGGAGCTTTGGCCCTGCAAGCTGGCAAAAGCGAGTTCGAAAGATATCACCGCGCTTAACGAAAACGGCAAGGTCTGGCTGCAACTCAATTCGCGTGCGATCGGCGGCCAGGTTACAGGTCTGCGTGGCGGGTACATGGACGACTTTTTTACTGGCATGCTGACACTTGACGACCCGGACAAGCCCGACGATATGTTTTCAGCCGTGCGCCGCGCGTCGATTCACACGCGACTAAAAAACACCGTGCGCTCACGTCGCATGAAAGACACAACGCCTTGCGTAGTGGTTCAGCAGCGGCTACACGTCAACGACTCGACCTGGTTTCTGTTAAATGGCGGGATGGGTGGTATTGATTTTGACGTTGTGAGTATCCCGGCGCTGGTTACGGAAGAATATCGCGAAACGCTTCCTGACTGGTTGAAACCCGAATTTGATCGGGACGTGCTGACAAGCGAGCCAGTATACATTGATGGCGTGGCGCATTACTCTTTTTGGCCCGCGAAGGAAAGCGCCGCATCACTGCTTGCGCTGCGCGAGGCTGACTTGTACACGTTCGAATCTCAGTACCAGCAGCGCCCGATCGCACTTGGCGGTAACGTGTTTAAAACGGAGTGGTTTCAGTATTACGGCGGCGGCGAGAAATGCACGCTACCGAAACCGGATCGCTTTGAGTACACGTTTATTACTGCGGATACTGCGCAGAAAGTCGGAGAGTTAAACGACTATACTGTTTTATGCTATTGGGGCATTTACAAGGATCGCGTTTACTTTATCGACGGTGTGCGCGGCAAGTGGGAAGCGCCGGATCTGGAAACGCAATTCGTTGCCTTTGTCAATCAGTGCTGGAAGCGCAATAAGGAATGCGGCACGCTGCGCAAAATCTACGTCGAGGATAAGGCAAGCGGTACTGGCTTAATCCAAGGCGCGAAAAAGAAAATGCCGATCGATATCGAGCCAGTGCAGCGCGATAAAGATAAGGCAACCCGCGCTATGGACGCCGCACCAGTCATGAAAGCTGGGCGCGTTGCTTTGCCGGAATCGCATCCGATGCTTGCGGAATTGCTGGCCGAAACATCCGCTTTCACTTTCGACGATTCGCATCCTCACGACGATATCGTTGATAACCTTGTTGATGCTGTAAACCTTGGCCTCAACCTGGCGGACGATCCGGTTTCCCGCATGAAGCGGTTAGCTGGCTTGAAGAAATAGCACGAATTGCTAAACGCATGTATAATCAAGGCTGGACAATTCCAGCCTTTTTTATTATGGAGAAAGTTATGAGCAAACGAAAAGTAGTTAAGGCCGATGGCTATAACGAGATCTTTAAAGGCGATAAGAAAATTGCAACGCCTTTCTTTATGCGCAGCGCCGCGCATGCATCGCTGGCGAGCTTTTATGAGGCTGACGGAATCGCGAAAAAAATTATCGACGTGATCCCGGAGGATATGGTTACGCCGGGCTTTACCGTTGAAGGCGTAAAGGATGAGGCGGCGTTTCGTTCTCTTTGGGATGAGAAGCGACTCAATGCAAAAATCATTGATGCACTGTGCTGGTCGCGCTTGTTCGGCGGCTCCGCAATCGTCGCCATTGTTGCAGATGGCCGCATGCTAAAATCACCAGTCAGAGAAGGAGCGGCGCTTGAAGATATCCGCGTTTATGACCGCTTCCAGGTTCGAGTTAGCAAGCGGGAAACCAACGCTCGCAGCGTGCGCTATGGTGAGCCTGTTTTGTATACCATCTCGCCGGGGAACGATATTCCAGAGTTTGAGGTTCATTTCTCCCGGATCTGCATTATCGACGGCGAGCGCCTACCGAACGAGCAGCGCAAGCAAAATGATGGTTGGGGTGCATCCGTGCTTAATCAGCGCCTTGTCGAAGCGATTTACGATTACAACTACTGCGAAGAGTTAGCGACGCAGTTACTACGCCGAAAACAGCAAGCAGTTTGGAAGGCCAAAGGGCTTTCGGCCATTTGCGACGACGACGAAGGCGAATACGCAGCGCGGTTGCGTTTGGCTCAGGTTGACGACGAGAGCGGCGTTGGACGCGCGATCGGCATTGACGCAGAGGACGAGGAATACGAGGTTTTAAACTCTGACGTTTCCGGCGTAGCGGAATTCCTGGAGAAAAAGCTTGATCGCATTGTCTCGCTGTCTGGCATTCATGAGATCGTGCTTAAAAATAAAAACACTGGCGGCGTTAGCGCAAGCCAAAACACAGCGTTGGAGACTTATCACAAACTGATCGAGCGCAAGCGCAAAGAGGACTACAAGCCGATCCTTGAGTTCCTGCTTCCGTTTATCATCACGCAAGATGAATGGTCTATCGTCTTTGAACCGCTGGCAGTTCCGAGCGATAAAGACCAGGCGGAAGTGCTAAACAAAAACGTTGATTCTGTATGCAAGTTGATTCAAGATCAGGCCATTGATACCGAAGAAGCACGCGACACGCTGCGCTCTATGGGTTCAATTCTGAAACTGAAAGACACCGACAAAATCAAGCTGCCGGAGCCGGAGCAAGAGCCGGAGCCAGGCACGCAAACAGGAGCTAACCAACGATGAAGGTTAAAGGGATCGTAAAACAATGGCGATTCCCGGAGGCAAGCGAAAGAGAATTGGCCCGCGATATAAAGCGGGCCGTTTCAAAACTCGTTGATTTAATGCGCCGGAAAACGCACGCAATGAAGTTTGACGCCACAGATCAGGAAATAACGGACGCGCAAACAGAGATAGAGGATTACGCAAAAAGCCTCGTCGCTGCGCTGATTGGTCTACTTCCCGCGCTGGCGTTGACAGTCTACAAATTCAACTCCCGCCAGTGGGTTAACGTCGCTAAATCAAGCGGAGGCGCAAAGAATCCAGCCGTTATCCTGCTTATTGCTGCCGGGGCCACGCAATCGGAGCCGTGGTATCAGGAATCCCGCGAGCAATGGGAATCCATGAGCGCAGAGGCATTTAACAAGCTGTTTGCCAATATCATTCAGGATTGGGCCGGGAATGTTCGGCAAGCGAATTTTACGGACAAAACAACCGCTCAGGTAAACGAATTGGCGGAAAAGCGCTTTGCCGTTTATAGCTCTTGGGCCAGCAACCGCGCAACGGGAATCATTGGATCTTGGAATAGTCGCCTCATGCGCCAGCGCCTGAAAGATGCAAACGTGACGCATTACTTTTGGCATGGTATGCTTGACGAGCGCGAGCGATTGCAGCATTTGCAATGGGAAGGCAAGCGCATTGCAATAAATGCAATACACGATTTCCCCGGCGAGCCTTACGGGTGCCGATGCTGGGCTATTCCTGATTTCAACAAGATAGGAGAATGAAATGAAAAAGGTACAACGTTTTGATAGCGTGCAGGTGAAGGCGCATTTTGACGAGCACGGCTTTTTAGTGGATCGGCCTATTGTGGCGCGAATCGGCTTGCAGGTTTATCAAACTCCTTTCGGCGAGCGCCGGGAGTTCCGCCCCGCCTCCGAGGTTTTCAAGGCCGACTCCTTGGCGACTTTTAGCGGCAAGCCGATCACTTTGGGTCACGTTACCGTGACGCCGGAAAATGCAAAAGATGTTGTCGTTGGTGCATGTGCTGGTGAAGGCGTGCCGAGCGGGATCGGGGTAGAGGTTCCGGTTAGCATTTACGACAAGCGAGCGATTGACAGCGCCAAGGCCAAAAAGACAGCGGAGTTATCCGTTGGCTATAGCTCAATTGACATTGATAAGCCAGGCTGGGGCAACAACGCGACGGGCGAATATTTCTTTGATGAAGATACGCCGGAAGGTTGGAAAGCTGATTCCGCCGATTGGGTAAGGTTTGACGCCGTTCAGACCAACATTAGCGTTAATCATATCGCTATGGTGTTCAAGGGCCGCGCGGGTATCGCAAAATTAAACCTTGATAGCAATCAGGATTTCCCCTATGATATTGATGAATTTTCTAACAAAGAGGATCAAATTATGACCGTTAAAATTAAACTGGATGGCGCGGTTGAGTTCGACGTGCCGAAAGAAGTTGCAGCATATATCGACACTGTGAAAGCTGATGCACAGACCGCTCAAGCCAAAGCCGACGGCCTGGAAGCAGAGCGCGACGCCCTACAGGCGAAAGTTGACGGCATCCCGGCAGAAGTTGAAGCCGCCGTTGCTCAGGCGAAAGCAGACGCAGAAGCGCACGCCGCGCTGGTGAAAGTTGCAGAAGATGCTGGCGTGAAAACTGACGGCCTGGACGCAAAAGCAATCAAAGTTGCTTTCGTGAAAGAGGTAACTGGCACCGATATTTCCGAAAAGGCGGATGCTTATATTGATGTTGCCTTTGATCTGGCGAAAGAGTCTGATAAAATGGCGGCTCAACGCAAAGCCATTAAAGGCGACGCTAAAGAAAACATGAAAGAAGATGGCGCGGATTTAAACCCTAACGCCCGACTCAGCAAAGCAAAATAAGGAGAAATAACGATGGCTATTAACGCATCTTATGTAAGTGAAATGGCGGCGGCACTTCCGGGCCAGGTTTCCGACACTTCCAAATACAATATCGACGGCGCTTGCGTTCTTGATGGTGATGTTGACGTTCTGGTTGGTGTTGCGGTTGCCGTAAAATCCGTTGAAGCATTCCAGGGCCACAAACTGATTGAGCCGATGGCTGCGGGCAAAACACCTTACGGTGTTGCAATCCGCTCTCACTTCCAGACCACCTCCCCAAATGGCGAGATGATTTATGAAGCTGGCGGCGGCATTAACGTAATGACTTCTGGTCGTGTGTGGATGATCACCAAAGACGAAACAGCTCAAACTTTCGGCGCACCTGTCAAACTGGACACTGACGGCAAAGTTAAAAACGCTGGCGCCGTGGTGACTGGCTGGACTTATGCGGGCGGCTTCACCAAGTGGGGCGATACCTATCTTGCAGAGGTTCAATTGCACCAGCTTTAATTAGCTGATATCCTAAAGGCTCCTTTTGGAGCCTTTTTTATTGGAGAAAAACTATGGCTGATTATGGCGTTTTAATGGGCGCTCAATGCCCCGGATGCTTGGGTGACTCAAGCGTTTACAATATTGATGGAGCTTGCTTTGTCTCAGAAGAAGCAGAGAGCATTATTTGCGGGAAAATTGTAACCGTAAAAAGCATTTACGATGGGCAGTACAAAGAGATCTCAGATCGATTTACTGCGAAAACCCTTGCTTATGGCGTTGCAATGCGTTCACACATTGAAACATTTGTTGACGACGAAGGTTACATGGCTTACCGATCTGGCGATCCAATTAACGTTATCTCCAACGGTCGCGCGTGGGTTCTGTCTGAAAATATCAACTCACAACCAACTTTCGGCCAACCAGTTAAAGTCGGCGCTGATGGGTTCGCGAATGCCGAAGGCTGGGAGGTTGCCGGGTGGATTTACACAGGCGGATGGCAGAAATGGAACAGTCTTTTTTATATGGTTGAGATCCAGATTAACCAGAGCGCGCCACACATCCACGCCGGGGAGCGGACGCTAGTTAATGGTGCTGTTTTGACCACAAACCTTAAAAGCCCGCAGGCACCAAATAAGTATGTTACTGTTACGGTTGAGGTTTCGCCACGAAATGCGGATGATAAAACAGGGACTTGGCATGTTGATAATGATCAGTGCGAGATTATACGGCTAAACGATACGCAAGCCCGACTGTCAACAAAGAACGAAGGCTCTAACGAGGTGCATGTTACCTGGGCCGCCAATGATGGCAGTGGGACTCAGGCAATGATTCCGTTTACCTTCCTTGCTGGCTCTCAGGAAGAGGAAGCGCTACCATAAAAACTTGTTGCACGTTTAGCAAAAAGTGCTTATCATGAGGCTGTTATTAACTAACAGCCCTTTTAACAGGAGTTTTAACTATGACTAAAAAATATGATTCTTTCGAGGCAGATGTTGTAGCCAATCACCTGATGGCGCGAGGCGAAAAAGCAGACGCAACCACCGCAGGCATTTGGACTGCGCAGGAACTGCATAAAATCAAGTCTCAGGCTTACGAGAAAGATTATCCAGCAGGTTCCGCGCTGCGCGTTTTCCCTGTTACTAACGAGCTTTCCGACACCGACAAGACCTTTGAATATCAGACTTTCGATAAAGTTGGCCTGGCTCAGATTATCGCGGATTATACCGACGACCTGCCGACCGTTGACGCACTGATGAGTTCCGAGTTCGGTAAAGTGTTCCGCCTGGGTAACGCATTCCTGATTTCCATTGACGAAATCAAAGCGGGCCAGCGCACTGGTAAACCCCTGTCAGTCCGCAAGGCAAACGCCGCACAGCTTGCGCATGATATGCTGGTTAACAAGCTGGTGTTCAAGGGTTCCAAACCGCACAAAATCAAGAGCGTTTTCGATCACCCGAACATCACCAAGATTCCTTCTGCAAAATGGCTTAACGGCGAAACCAAAAAACCGGAAACCGCGAGCGATGAACTGACCAAGGCTATCGAAACCATCGAAACGCTGACCCTGGGCCAGCATCGCGCGACGCACATTCTGATCCCACCGTCTATGCGTAAGGTTCTCACCGTCCGCATGCCGGAAACCACCGAGAGCTATCTGGAATACTTCCAGAAACAAAACGGCGGAATCACCATTGAAGCTATCGCAGAGCTTGAAGATTACGACGGCACAGGTAAGAAAGCAGCCTTGGTTTATGAAAAAGATCCGATGAATATGAGCATCGAGATCCCGGAAGCGTTTAATATGCTCCCGGCGCAGCCTAAAGACCTGCATTTCAAAGTGCCTTGCACCTCCAAATGCACTGGCCTAACCATTTACCGACCGTTAACCCTTGTGTTAATCACTGACCTGTAATATTATTGGGGAATCCTTTAAGGGTTCCCCTTTTTTATTATGGAGATTTAAACATGGCAAAACTTATCAACACTGGCGCGTGCATTATTATTATCGACAACGAAATGCTGAAACCTGATGATGAAATTACGGTTGATGATGATCAGCTTGAGCGTTTCGAAAGCCTGATTGCTCGCGGAGAGCTTACAATTGATAATTTCAAAGAAAATCAGGAAGTTATTAAGCGTTCGAATGCCAAGCGCAAAAAAGACCCCAGCGAGGGCAAGAGCCGGGCCGAGCTTGAGGATGGCGGCGAATTTTAATATCTGGGGCGCTTATGCGCCCTTTGTCATATCTGGAGACTGAAAAATGCTAAGAGATATTGATTACGTTTTGCTTGAGATCCAGCGGTTAGCGCCGCCAATGAAAGCCGTTGATGTTGAGGTGATTGTTGCGTGGGTTGATCTTGCATCCGAATTTGTAAGCCCTTCGCGTTTTGGTGATGCATATTACAAAGCGCTTGCGCTGTATACGCTTCATCTTATGGCGCTTGATGGCGCGATGAAGCAGGAAGGGGAAAGCGTGGAAAGTTATTCGCGGCGCGTTGCGTCATTCTCCCTGACTGGTGAATTTTCGCAGACGTTCGATCGCGTCTCCGCTGATAGCTCAGGCAAAACGATCAGGCAAACGCCTTGGGGAAAAATGTATGAGCTATTGCTCAAGAAAAAAGGCGGCGGCTTTGGCTTAATTAGCGGGTTGAGAAAAAGAGCCACTACCTGCATTCATAGGATTGAGCGATCAAGCATACAGGAGCTTATTGATGGGATAGCGCTTAACAGCGGTCGAATAAATTCGCTCGGTGAGTATTTGATCGGCAAAGAAGTTAAAAGGAGCGACCAATGAACTACGCAGAAATAAAGCGACTGGCGAGCGCCGGGATCGCATTTTTCAGCGACGGCGACGGCGAATTTAAATGCATCATCCAGGCTGGCGGCGTTGATATTGTGGGCGGGGTTGAGGTTGAGAAACCGGAAATCACAACCACGATTAAAGGGCTTGTGCGGTCGCCAAGGGTTCGCGAGGTTGACGGCGAAACAATCCGAGTAACGGATAAATTGGGCGTCTTTAATGGCGACGTTGAAATATTGAACGGATACATGGTCGATATTGACGGCGAGCGCTACGTTGTGACGGAAGCAAGACCAATCAGGCAAACGAGCACAACGGTAGCCTATCGCCCGATCTTGCGGAGGGTTGCGGTTCATGGCTAACTATTCGATCCGAGAATTTCAGGGCAAGATTGACAAATGGATAGAGGCCGCTGGAGACGGCATTGTTGACTGCGTAGAGATTTTTGGCGGAAAGGTTCAGAAGGCGCTTGTTGAAGGCTCGCCAGTGGACACCGGGCGCTTTCGCGGTAACTGGCAGGTGACGGCAAACGCGCCTCCACTTTACGCGCTGAATCAATACGACAGGGAAGGCGGCAAAACCATCGCGGAAGGTAAGCGGGCAATTCACGCTATCTTGCACGGAGGCGGCGCGGTTCGTTCAATCCATTTTTCCAACATGCTAATTTACGCTAACTCGCTTGAATACGGGCATTCTAAGCAAGCCCCGGCTGGCGTGGTTGGCATTGTTGCAATACGCTTGCGCTCATTCATGGCGGAGGCGATCAAGGAGTCGAGGGCGAAAAATGCATTATGATCTGATGGTCGCGGCGCGTAAGGCGCTCGCAGAGGAATACGAAAGCGAATACCCGATCGCATATGAAAACGTAGAGTTCAAGCCGCCGAGCAAGGGCGGCATGTGGCTTGCTTTCCACTACACCGAGGCCGAAACGGTTTACGCTTCGCTTGATAGAAAATGCCGCTATTACGTTGGCATGGTTCAGGTTAACGTGATCTTTGCGCCAGGCGTAGGCACGGACAAGGCCCGCAAGCTTGCGAAAGGGATTGCTGATTTTTTCGAAGATGGTAAAATGCTTGAGACTGGTTATATTAACCGTGGCGGTGAAGTTCGCCCGGTACAAAAGAGCGAAACGGGCTGGCTTGTTCCGGTTCGGTTCTATGTAAGAGCAGAAGAAAAGAGGAAATAAATATGCATCTTCCAAACGGTTCACAGGTTTTTGTTGAGAAAGCGCGCGGCGGTTCCGCTATCAGCGTGACCAAAATCTCCAACGCCGATAACCCCGTACTGACTTGCGCGGCATCTCCCGCTCATGGGCTGAAAGCTGGCGATTACGTAATCATCACTAGCTCAAATTGGGCCAAGCTGATTAACAAAGTTGCTCGGGTTAAAAGCGTGTCAACATCAAACACCAACGAGGTTACGATCGAAGGTTTCAGCACCAAAGACAGTAAAGTTTATTCAGGTACTGGTACTGGCAGCATCTACAAGATCAGCGACTGGATCGAGATTCCTTGCGTGCAAGATTTGTCTCAGGAAGGCGGCGAACAGCAGTTTTATACTTACCAGTGTCTTGCCGACGACCGCGAGCAGCAGATCCCGACCTACAAGAGCGCGGTTTCTCTGACCTACACTTTTGCGCACGAATACGACAACGCAATTTATCCGATTCTCCGCGCAGCCGATGAATCCGGCGAGGTCAAGGTTATGCGCATGTATGTTCCGCGTGCAAAAGAAATGCGCATTTGGTCTGGCACTCTCTCGTTCAACGAGATCCCACAGACGGCAGTTAACGAAATGGAAACCGTTTCGCTGACTGTATCGCTGAAAGGCGATTTCGCGTCTATGGCTGCGTAATAATCAAGGGGGCTTGCGCCCCCTTTTTTATTTGTGTAATATCAAGCCTCCAACCAATCAGGAGAAAAGCAAATGGCTAAATTCAAACTCAAAATCGCCCCGATGCCGGATTTCAAACTACCCGTAAAATTCAAGCTCCCGAACGGCGATGAAGCTACGATTGTGTTTACCGTCAAGCACAAAAAATCAACCGAAATTCAAGAGCTTTACCAGCGCGAAACCATGCGCGACGCAGAGTTTATTACTGAAATCGCTACGGGCTGGGATCTGGAAGAAGAATTTAACGAAGAAAACGCCGCCGCTCTCGTTGAATATTATCCGGCTGCGGCTCTGGCTCTGATGGGTTCATACCTGGGCGCACTTGCGGGCCAGCGCGTAAAAAACTAAAACGGGCGGTTTACCTGTATTACCAGAAACCGCCCACTGACGAAGAATTAAAAGCGGTTGGCCTTAGCCGATCCGATTATGAAGGAGAGGAGCCGCCGGAAATCATCTTCGATGAGAGCATGAGCCAATCGTGGGATGTGTTTTGCGCTATGCAAACGCAATGGCGATCGGCTGGTGCTGGTGCTTATGGCCTTGATTACAATGTTTTGCCAATGCTATTCAGAATCTATAAAATAGACGATGAAGAAATGGCCCTAAACGATTTGCGAATCATGGAGCAAAAAGCACTTGAGATGATGCACGCAAAGTAAACAAAAGCGCCTTCGGGCGCTTTTTTCATATCTGGAGGTAAATTTATGTCGGAACAATACGCGGGTTTATCGCTTGGCGTTGACGTGTCACAAGTCACCTTCGCTGTGAAGTCGTTAAAGCAATTCAAGCGAGCGAACGAAGAAGCGGCGCAAGGTGTGAAGGATTTCGTTAACGAGGAGCAAATTGCACGCGAACAAGCGAAGCGGCTACGCGAGGAAATCAAGCGGCAGCGGCAGGCGTTCGAAAGCGTGCAAAGCACCATCGACCCGACAGCGGCGAAGATTAGGAGGCTATCGGCGGCGGCTGGCGAACTCGACAAGCTTTGGCAAAAAGGCGTTGTGCCTGACGAAGAGTTTTTTAACCTTAGCTCAATGATCGAGAGCCAGATTGGCAAGCTGGAGCGAAACAAGCGGGCGTTAACCGAGGAAGGCCGAGCGGCTATCGAGGAATCGCGGAACAAGGAAAAGGCGGCGAAATCCGGCGCGGCATTCCTTGCGAGCCTTGAAGATCAGGCAAACGCAATCGGCAAGACGCGATCCGAATTGCTGGAATTGAAAGCGGCGCAACTTGGCGTTAGTGCTCAGGCGGCCCCGTTCATTCAGCAATTGAAGGCCCAAGAAAAGCAAATGGGGCTTGCTGGGTTGTCGGCGGGCCAGTATAGCCAAGCTATGCGAATGCTTCCGGCTCAGATTACGGACGTGGTAACGTCGCTTGCTTCCGGCATGCCGATCTGGCTTGTTGCGATCCAGCAGGGCGGGCAAATCAAAGACTCTTTCGGCGGCATTGGCAACACGTTTAAAGTGTTAATGTCTTATTTAACCCCGGCTCGCATTCTGATTGGTGGCGTGGTTGGCACGGTGGCGGCCTTGGCAAAAGCTGGATATGACGCTTACGATTCGCAGCGCACATTGCAAAAGGCGCTGATTATGACGGGCGGATATGCTGGCAGCAGTGCGACAGAAATCAAATCCTTGGTTGATGAGATCGCAGGTTCTACGGCGGTCGCAACTTCGGGCCAGATCCTGGAAGTCGCAACGGCGGTTGCCAAAACTGGCAAGTTCACGAAAGATGAGCTAAAGACGATCACAAAGGCTACGGCGGATTGGGTGGCAACCACTGGAGAATCGACGGAAAAGGTTCTTGGCTATTTCGAAAAGATCGCAAAAGACCCGATTAAGGGGCTGGCGGAATTAAACGAAAGCTTTAACTTTCTGGACAAAGGCCAGCTAACCTACATCGCCACGCTTGAGAAGACAAAAGGCAAGGTCGAGGCCGTGGAATATGCGACGGAGCTTTTTGCTAAAACGATGAAAGACCGTTCAGACGAGATTGCCGAAACTGCAACGCCACTTGAAAAAATGTGGATTGACATTAAACAGTGGGCGTCCGAAGCGTGGGAAGAAGTAGGCATTATAACGCTGACAGCCGGGAACATGATCGCCGATGTTGTGATGGGCGTCGTTAACCAAATCCGCCTGATCTTGGCTCAGGGCGATAAGATGATTGCGGATTTCCTGGTGAGCGTTGGCAATAAAACCTCATCGCTTCCCGTAATCGGCTCATGGTTCCAAGGGGTCGCAAAGGAACAAGCAGACGTAGCCAAAAAATCAGCGAAAGAGATCTCGGAGCTTGAGCAGCGGATTGCGGAAATTGACGGGCGGTTATCTAACCCGGCAGGTTATCGCAAGATGGTTGAGGAGCAAGGCAAGTTTGCTGGCAAGTCAAAGGAAGTTAAGGAGGCCGTAAGCAAGGAGGCCGACGCTCTCAAGGGTCGCAACAAGGAGCAAAAGGTTTCCATTGACCAGGGAACTCGACTGTTAGACCAGTATGAGCAGGACTTGATCGCGCTGCAAACTCAATTGCAGGTCTTGAAAGAGCATCGCGATATCAACGACAAGATCAGCCAGCAGCGAAAAAACTTGTGGAATACTCAGGCACGATTCCAGGTGCTGGAAAAGGAATCGCAGCGACGCAAGTTAACAGCAGATGAGCGGGCCGAACTGGCTAACAAGGACAAGATTTTAGCCCTACGCGAACAGGCGGCAGTAATTGGAGATCAGATTACCAAGCAAGAGCAGTTGATTAAGCGCGAGCAGGACGCAGCAAAATTCCTACGGGAGCAGGCGGCGGCAATCGCAAAAATCCAGGCCAAGGCGCAAGGTAAATCAGATCGGCAGGCGTCGCGCGATGCGGAATTGGAACAAATCAAATCCAGTTGGCTAAACCAGGGCGGGAGCCTTGAGGATCAGGAACTGCAAGCGATGCTGGCTAAACGGCGAGAGTATTACGCCGAGGAGGACAGCTTACGCGGTAACTGGCTGGCGGGCATCAAAAAATCCTGGGCCGAGTACGGCGAAACCGTAAACGATATTAACGGGCAAATTGAGAACATCGGCATGTCTGCGTTGAGCGGTCTTTCTGATCAGCTAACAGAGTTTTTGACCACTGGTAAAGCCAGCTTTAAAGACTTTGCGTCAAGCATCATTGGAATGATTGTTAAGATGATCGCGCAAATGGTTATCTTTAACACGCTTTCCGGCCTGATGGGTGGGGAAACCTTCTCGTTCGCGAAAATGCTTGGCGGAGGCGGTAAGTCTGCGAAGGGGTACGCAAACGGCGGATACACTGGCGACGGCGGAAAGTACGAGCCAAAAGGCGTTGTGCATGGTGGCGAATTTGTGTTCACCAAAGAGGCGACGAAGCGGATCGGTACGCGCAACCTGTATAAACTCATGCGGGGGTATGCTAACGGCGGCAGCGTTGGCGGCAACACCTACGGCGGCGCGTCTACTTCGGCGGCTGGCTCTCAATTCAGCTTTGGCGATATCAATGTTGATATCAACAACGGAAACGATCCAAAGGGCTTGGAGACTGGCGTTAGAATGATTTTCACGGAAATGATTCAGCGTGCATGCTCGCAAGGCGGGGAAGTTTACAAATTTGTTAACAGCAGAGGGGGCTAATAATGGCACTTGATGAATTTACTTGGTGTACCCAAACGCAAGGAGGCGGCGGGGCCATGACGACAGAGAACAACGACCGCGAGGTTTCTTTTGGCAACGGTTACAAGCAAGTTGCATCATCCGGCTTTAATACCGTGCGGCGAGTTTATACGGTTGTTTACGCTGGCACCGATTACAAAAAGGTGCTGGAATTCATGCACAAACACCGCCTAAAGCCGTTTCTTTGGGTAGCTCCCGATGGGGTTTTGGGATTGTACCGGGTGAAAAGTGGAAGTGTCGGAACATCGCCAATTTCCGCAACCGTTCAGGAAGCGAAAGCGACGTTTGAAGAACAATTTACATCTATGCGATAATAAAAAGGCTCGCCGTATGGCGGGCCTTATTTGCATTGGGAGAAAAGATTATGGCTAATGAGACTAGTTCGGCATTCGGTAACTGCCTGCAAAGCCTTTACCCCGGCGAGATTATCACGCTGATTGAGGTTGACGGTACAAGGTTTGGCGCTCAGATTTACCGATTCCATAACGAGAATATCGCCTACACGCCAGAGGAGTTAATGCAAGCGCGGAAAACTGGCGTGTTGCCAGCGAAAGATATTACCTTTCGTGGTGAGAAATACGGGGCGCGGCCCTTCGGAATTACGGGGATCGGCTTCACCAGTAACGGCAAGGCTGACAAGCCGCAGTTGACGCTGTCAAATATTGATAGCCAGGTTTCTGCGTTAATCCGGGCCTATAACGGCATGATGCAAGCGAAGGTTACTATCTGGATCACGCAGGCCGAATTGCTGGACGCTTCCGGCAACGTGAAGGATGGCGATTATCGCAAAATGGTTTACTACATTGAGCGCCCGAATTTCTGCAACCAAAGCACGGCACGATTCGATCTAACGTCGCCTTATGATATGGATGGAATCATGATCCCGCCGCGAACCTCGCAAAGCGTTTGCTATTGGGCGCAGCGTGGTTGGTATCGTTCCGGCAAGGGATGCGGGTATAATGGTTCGAGGATGTTCGACAAAGATAACAATCCTGTAGGCGATCCCGCTCAGGACTATTGCGCCGGAACTGCTACGGCTTGCAAACTGCGTTTCGGAGCGGATCAGGAATTGGATTTCGGCGGCTGCGCCGTAGCATCACTACTAAGGAAAAACCAATGATTAGCGCAAAAATTAAACTTGAGATTATGCGCCACGCGCAAGACGTTTACCCGCATGAATGTTGCGGCGTGGTCACGCAAAAAAGCCGGGTGCAAAAATTCCATCCGATCGCCAACGTTCACGCAGACCCTGAAAATCATTTCGAAATGGATGCGTCGGATTACGCACAGGCGCTTGATAGCGGGGAGCTAATCGCGGTTGTGCATTCGCACACCGGAGACGGCGCAACGACGCTACCGAGCGCGCACGACACATGCATTTGCGATGAAATGGGTGTGACCTGGATTATTGTTTCCTTGCCGGAGGGCGACATGCGGTTTGTTGAGCCGCAATCAAGGCCGCTGACTGGTCGCCCCTGGTCGCTGGGTTCATACGATTGCTGGGGGCTGGTAATGGCCTGGCACAAAGAGCACGGCGTGATCCTGAATGATTTCCGCAAGCCTTACGAGTGGTGGAAGCCGGAGCACGGCGAGAACTTATATCAGGACAACTATTTGAAAGAGGGCTTTGTTCCCACTGGCAAAGAGCCGGAGCCGGGTGATATGGTGATTATGCAACTACAGGCTCCCGTTTGGAACCATGCCGGGATCTACTTGGGCGACAACCAATTGCTGCATCATGCTTTCGGTAAGTTGTCGCGCCAGGATCTCTATTCTGGATGGTATCAAGATCACACCGTCATGGTGTGCAGACATAAGGATTTAAAGTTATGATGCAGACAGTTAAAACTATCAAGCTTTCTGGCTCGCTGGGGCGTCGTTTCGGCGTCTTTCATGAGTTAGCCGTTGAATCATACCCCGAAGCAATCCGGGCGCTCTCGGTGACGCTGGAGGGCTTTAAAGACTATATGCAAAGTGAAGTTGGTTCGCGCATGCGCTACGCTGTTTTTGTTGATGGCCGGAACGTGGGGCATCACGACGAAAAAGCCTGGCAGTGTGCAAAGGAGATCCGCATTATCCCGATCCCGACAGGTTCAAAATCTGGCGGTCTTTTTCAGGTTGTTTTGGGCGCGGCCATTATGGCTACTGCGTTTTTTACTGGTGGTGCATCGCTTGCGGCTATGGGGGCGTTTGCCTCCTCCGCGTTCATGATGGGCGGCGCAATGGTTTTGGGCGGCGTTATGCAAATGATTTCGCCGCAGCAAGGCGGGGCCAAGTTCGAAAGTCAGAGCGCAGAAAATAAACCATCCTATGCGTTCGGCGGAGCGGTGAATACCACGGCGGCGGGATACCCAATCCCGTTGCCATATGGAGACCGAACCGTTGGCGGTGCGATATGGAGCGCCGGGAGCTATTCAGAGGATAAAGCATAATTCATGGCCCGCCTTGCGCGGGCTTTTTTGTGCCCGTATAATGGCTAAACCAATAAACAGCACAAAAGGTTAAAACTCATGATCAAAAATGTGATAACCGGGAGTAAGGGCGGCTCCTCCAAGTCGCACACTCCAAAGGAAATGGAAGATAACCTAATCTCCATTAACAAAATCAAAATATTGTTGGCGGTTTCTGATGGTGAGTGCGATCCTAATTTCTCATTAAAAAACCTATATCTCGATGATGTGGTTGTTCAGAACGAAGACGGATCATTTAACTATGAAGGGGTTACGGCGGAGTTTCGCCCCGGCACTCAGGATCAGGGCTACATCCAAGGCTTCACTGATAACTCAAGCGAAATAACCGTTGCTCGCGAAATCACCACCAAGACGCCTTTTAATATTTCAGTAACCAATAAAAGCCTATCGGCGATCAGGATTAAAATGCTGATGCCGCGAGGTGTTACCAGTGAAGATGATGGCGATCTGGTTGGCGTTAAAGTTGAATACGCAGTTGATATGGCGGTTGATGGCGGCTCATTTAATCAGGTTTTGAGCGACGTTATCGAAGGTAAGACGACGAGCGGTTACGACCGAAGCCGCCGAATCGACCTACCATCTTTTAATAATCAAGTGATTTTGCGCGTTCGTCGTGTGACGCCTGACAGCAAAAGCGCAAAGGTGACGGACGCAATCAAGCTGCAAAGCTACGCGGAAGTTGTGGACGCAAAATTCAGGTATCCGCTGACTGGTCTAGTTTACGTTGAATTTGATTCCGAGCTATTCCCGAACCAGATCCCGAACATCTCGGTTAAAAAGCGCTGGAAGCTGATAAACGTCCCTTCGAATTATGATCCGGTTAACCGCACTTATTCCGGCTCATGGAATGGGACATTCAAAAAGGCGTGGAGCAATAACCCGGCCTGGGTGCTTTATGACCTGATTACCAATCAGCGATACGGACTCGATCAAAGGGAGCTTGGGGTTCCGCTCGATAAATGGGCGCTTTACGAGGCCGCGCAGTATTGCGATCAGATGGTTCCAGATGGCAAGGGCGGAACGGAGCCGCGCTATCTATGCGACGTTGTGATACAGAGCCAAGTTGAAGCGTATCAGCTTATCACTGATATTTGTTCGATCTTCCGTGGGATGAGCTTTTGGAACGGCGAAAGCCTGTCAATCATCGTTGATAAGCCTCGCGATCCGTCTTACGTTTTCACAAACGATAACGTAGTTAACGGGGAATTTTCCTACACGTTCGCCAGTGAAAAGAGCATGTATACATCATGTAACGTTACGTTTGATGATGTTCAGAACATGTACCAGCAAGACGTCGAGCCAGTTTTCGACACCGAGGCCGCCTTACGCTTTGGCTACAATCCGACAAGCATCACCGCGATCGGATGTACTCGCCGCAGCGAGGCAAATCGCCGTGGGCGCTGGATCCTGAAAACGAACTTGCGCAGCACTACGGTTAACTTTGCTACTGGCCTGGAAGGCATGATCCCGACTATCGGCGACGTAATCGCGATTTCGGATAACTTCTGGTCGAGCAACCTGACGCTCAACCTTTCCGGGCGCGTGATGGAGGTTTCCGGCCTGCAAGTGTTTGTGCCGTTTAAGATTGACGCGCGGGCGGGTGATTTCATCATCATCAACAAGCCGGACGGTAAGCCAGTTAAGCGCACGATCTCAAGGGTTAGCGCGGACGGGAAAACCATTGAGCTAAACATTGGCTTCGGTTTCGAGGTTAAACCGGACACCGTTTT